GCAGGCCGACATCGAGCTCAAGGCGAACGGCACCACGTTGATGGACGACAAGGGTAGGGTATCGAATCATCCGGCGTGGAATCGGAAGCGTGACGCACGGAATCAAATGCTGAAGTTTGCGGCTGAGTTTGGCCTGACTGCTTCGGCGTTGGCGAGGGTGTCTGCCGTTGACCAAGGCCCGCAAGAAGACGACGAAGACGCCCGCATGTTCGCCTAGCACGCTTGCTGCTCAGGATGCGGTGCGGTTCTTTGAGAAGCACCTGACTCACAGCAAGGGCGAGCTCGGCGGCAAAGCGTTCCTGCTTGAGCCGTGGCAGAAGGACTACATCGGCAAGCTGTTCGGCACGATGAACGGCAACGTGCGGCAGTACCGCACAAGCCTGCTGGCGATCCCCCGCAAGAACGGTAAGAGCACCCTGTGCGCCGGGATCGCCCTGAAGTTGATGTTCGACGGCGAGCCGGGGGCCGAGATCTATTCGTGCGCCGCTGATCGCGACCAGGCCCGGCTCGTCTTCGAGATGGCGAAGGTGTGCGTGGAGAACTCGCCCAAGCTGCGGAGCCGCCTGCGGGTGTTTCGCAATTCCATCGTGCGGGAAGACACGCATTCAACCTACAAGGCACTGTCGGCCGAGGCGTTCACGAAGCACGGACTGAACGCTCACGGGATCATCTTCGATGAGCTCCACGCCCAGCCCGACCGGGAACTGTGGGACGTGATGACCACGAGCACCGGAGCCCGGCGTCAGCCCTTGTGCGTGGCGATCACCACGGCGGGCTTCGACCGCAAGAGCATCTGCTGGGAAATCTGGCGTTACGCCCTGGCCGTGCGAGACGGGGCGATCAAAGACGAGACCTTCCTGCCTGCGATCTATGCCGCCGATCCCGAAGACGATTGGACCAAGGAAGAGACCTGGCGGAAGGCGAACCCGAACCTCGGCGTGAGCGTGAAGCTCGACGACCTGCGGGTGCGGTGCAAGCGTGCCCAGGATATGCCGAGCGAAGAGAACACCTTCCGGCGGCTGCACCTGAACCAGTGGACCGAGCAGGATACTCGCTGGCTGCGAATGGAGCACTGGGCACAGGGCAACAAGCCCTGCCCGGTGATGCTCGACGGCCGGGAGTGTTTCGCGGGCCTCGATCTCGCCAGCACGTTTGACACCACCTGCTTCTGCCTGCTGTTCCAGTTGGACGATGGCACGTTCTGGGTGGAGCCGCACTTTTGGATTCCCGAGGACAACATGCGGGAGAGGGTGAAGCGGGACCGCGTGCCCTACGACCAGTGGGCGAAGGAGGGGAAGTTGCACCTGACGCACGGCAACGTCACCGACTTCGACCAGGTGCGGGCCGACATCATGGCCCTGACCAAGAAATACAACGTGCGGCAGGTGGCGATTGACCGGTGGAACGCCACCCAGTTGGCCACACAACTGCAAGGCGATGGCGTGAATGTCTTAGGTTTTGGGCAGGGCTACGGCTCGATGAGTTCGCCCGCCAAGCAGCTTGAGGCGCTGGTGGTGGGCGGCAAGCTGCACCACGGCGGGCATCCCGTCCTGGCGTGGCAGGCGTCGAACGTGGCAATCCAGCAGGACCACGCCGGAAACATCAAGCCCAGCAAGGCGAAATCCAACGAACGCATCGACGGCATTGTGGCGCTGACGATGGCCCTCGGCATCCACGCGACGGCCACGGCCCCGCCGCCCGAACAATCTTGGGACATCATCTCCTTATGAGCGAAAACGCCGCCGACTTCAGGATGTTCGACCTGCGTGGCATCGACTGGCCCGAGGTTTCGTCGAGCCGCACGCCCTCGGGCATCCGCGTCAACGCCGACAACTCGATGGCGTGCTCAGCCTACACGGCCTGCATCCGCGTGATCTCGGATGCGGTCTCCGCTTTGCCGCTCCACGTCTACGAGCGGATGGCGAATGGCGGTAAGGCGAAGGCTACTGCCCACCCTGTGTATCGTCTCCTGCACCAGCAGCCGAACCCCTGGCAGACGGCGCAGGAGTTCCGCGATTGGATGACCGGAATGTACTTGCACTACGGGGCCAGCTACGCCGAGATCCGCCCTGGTGCTCGCGGTGCCGTGTCGGAACTGTGGCCGCTGCACTCCAGCCGCATGGAAGTCGAGCGGCTGTCTGACGGCACGCTGCGGTATCGGTATCGGGAGCCCAGCGGGCGCGAGACGATCTACAGCCAAGAGCAGATTTTCGCCCTGCGGTTCACGACGGAAGACGGGATTCGGGCGATCCCCACCTACAAGATTTTCCAGAACGCCATCGGGCTGGCCCAGGCGTTGGAGGCCCACGGCAGCACCTACTTCGGCAACGGCGCCCGGCCCGGCATCGTGCTGGAGAGCGACAACCCGATTCCGGTGGAGGCGGCCGAGCGGCTCCGCGAGCAGTGGGAGCGGATGCACCGGGGCGCAGATCGGGCGTTCCGCACGGCGGTCCTGCCTAACGGCGTGAAGGCCCACGAGCTGAGCGGCAGCAACGAGGCGGCCCAGTTCCTCGAAACGCGGCAGTACCAGGTCATTGAGATTTGCCGAGCGTTCCGCGTGCCGCCCCACATGATTCAGGATCTCACCAGGAGCAGTTTCAATAATATCGAGACCCAGAGTCTCGAATTCGTTCAGTATTGCTTGATGCCTCACCTGAAGCGGTGGGAGGCGGCCATCAGCCGCGACCTCATCGTTGACGATGAGACGTATTTCGCAGAGCACAGCGTTTCGGGAATGCTGCGAGGCGATCACGCTGGCCGGTCGGCCTACTACGTCTCGGCCCTGCAAAACGGGTGGATGACGATCAACGAGATTCGGGAACTGGAAAACCTGAATCCCATCGGGCCAGACGGCGACCGCCACTTCGTTCAGTTGAACATGACCACGCTCGACAAGGTTGGCCAGGAGCAACCGGCACCGGAGCCGACGCCAGCGCCGCCCGTCGAGGATGAGGAAAGCCCGGCCGACGACGCCGAGGATGAAGCCGAACAGGAGAACCCGACCGATGGAAATTGAACGCCGCGACTTCGCCTTCGAGGAAGAGAACGAGCTGATCGTCGAGAGCCGGGCCGATGGCCGGGCCGCGATCATCGGCTACGCCGCCGTCTACAACCGGCTTTCTCTCGACCTCGGTGGGTTCCGCGAGGAGATCCTGCCGGGCGCGTTCGACAAGATTCTGAACCGCCAGCGGGGCAAGGGCGACGTGGTTGCCCTGTTCAACCACGACAGCAACATTGTCCTGGGCCGCACGTCGAGCGGCACGCTTGAACTCTCCAGCGACACGAAGGGGCTGCGCTATGTGGTCACGCCGCCCGTGAGCCGGGCCGACGTGCTCGAGCTGATCCAGCGGCGCGACGTGCAGGGCAGTTCGTTCGCCTTCACGGTGGACCCGAAGAACGAATCATTCCGCACTGGCGAGGACGGCAAGGCCGTGCGGCAGATCCGCGAGGTGAGCGGGCTGTATGACGTGGGGCCGGTGCTCGTGCCCGCGTACCCCGCCACCTCTGCTTCTGTTGCCATGCGTTCCTACGAAGCCTGGCTGGCGGCGCAGTCGCAGCCCGAGCCCGAGGCGGTGGCCGCCGTTGTCGCCAAGCGTTCCCTGGTCCGTGACGCCGCTGCGGCGTGGGCACTGAGGCTTCGCCGTGTCTGAAGCACGCTGCACCTGCGGCGAGAAACTCCGTTGCCGTTCTAGCCGCCCCTGCGGTGACGAGCGGCAGCGGTATCTACGCTGCCCCCGGTGCGGGGCTCGGGCGGTGGCGTTTGTCAAAACAACAGTTTCTGAAGTGCGCTTCTGCAAGAGGTCGGCCCGCTAGTGGCACTGTGGACTCCACGGCAATACCGCCGCCAGGAGATTCACACAGTGGACAACCTCAAGAAGCTTCAGGACGAGGCGGCTGCCCTCGCCAACCGGATCGACGCCGTTCGTGCGATCGAGGCCGAAGACACGACCGCTCGCGATGTCGAACTGATCGACCTCAACAAGCGTGCCGACGAACTCACCGCCAAGATCGACTTCGAGAAGAAGGTCGTCGAGTCGGCCAAGAGCCTGCGGTCGGTGGTCGAGCGTTGCTCGCCCGCCCCCGAGGTCCGCGCCGATGAGCCCAAGGTTCGCATCGAGGCCGTTCCCTTCTCGGGCCGCCTGCGTGCGTTCAACAGCGTCGAGGATGCCTACAAGACGGGCATGTGGCTGAAGGCCAAGAGCGGCGACGCCGAGGCTAAGCGGTGGTGCCAGGATCACGGCGTCGAGGCCCGTGCGATGGGCTCGACCTCGGCGAACAGCGGTTCGGCCGTGGTGCCCGACGTGCTCTCCTCGACGGTCATCCGGCTCGTTGACCAGTATTCGGCTTTCGCTCAGAACGCCACGAGCGTGACGATGCCGAGCGACGTGCTCCAGTTCCCGCGTCGGACGGGCGGCACGACGGCCTACTGGATCGACGAGAACACGGCGATCACGGCCAGCGACCCGACCATGAACCAGGTCTCGCTGACGGCGAAGAAGGTGACTGGCGCGGTGGTTGTCGCGAGCGAACTGCTCCAAGACTCCATCGTGTCGATCGCCGATTTCATCGCCACCGAGCTCGGCCTGTCGCTCGCCAACGCCGTCGAGGCGGCTGCGTGGAGCGGCAACCCGGCGAGCGCTCCCGGCGTGGCCGGTCTCGTGACCAGCCACACGGGCGGCCTCTTGGCCTCCTCGGGTGCTACCTACGCGGCGTCGCTCGTGACCGCTGCCGGTGACACCCCCGACGAGGTGACCAAGGCCAACCTGCTCGCGATGATGGCGGCCGTGCCGCAGCACTCGCGTCAGGGTGCCAAGTGGTTCTGCTCGCCGTTCTTCTTCGCGACCTGCATGCAGGCTCTCGACCTGAACCAGGGCGGTTCGGTCGGTCTGTCGCAGGGCATGGGTCTGACGTTCCTCGGCTCGCCGGTGGTCCTCACCGACCGGCTCCCGAGCGGTGCGGACTCGACGGGTGCGGTGATGGCGCTGTACGGCAACATGGCCAACAGCTCCTACTACGGCGTGCGGCAGTCCATCGAGATCGCGAGCAGCGACCAGGTGAACTTCCTCAGCGACCAGACCGTGATTCGGGCCGTCGCCCGCGTGGCGATCGCTCACCCGAACCTCGGTTCGTCCACCGTCGCCGGGCCGGTCATCGGCCTGGTCGGTGCGTGAGCCTGACTGCTTGACGTGATGTGCAAACTGGGCGGGCCGCTCCACGACGGGGCGGCCCGCTCTCTTTTTGAGGTAGCACATGATCGTCAAGGTTGGGAACACTGAAGCCGACATCCGCGTGGAGGCCATCCTGTCGATGCCCAGGCTGTCTTTCACGGCCAACCACTTCGCGTGGGCTCAGGCACTCATGCCGCTGGGAATTCGCCCCACGATGGGCACGGGTGCCTTCTGGTCGCAGGTGAACACCCGCGTGATGGAAAAATTTATCGACACCGCAGAGTTCCTTCTTCTGATTGATTACGACACGTTTTTCTGTCGTGAAGACGTGGAGCACCTCTTCGCCATGGCGCTGACTTTTCAGTGCGACGCGCTGACGGGATTGCAGACAAAGCGGGAAGACGGCCGCCCGATGCTGACGCTGAAGGACACGCTCGACAACCCGCCCGAGAGTGGCACCACGAGCCTGCCTGCGTCGTGGTTTGCGGAGCCCGTGCAGGAAGTGGACACGGCTCACTTCGGGCTGACGGTCATCAGCACGGCCGCCCTGAAGCGGTGCAAGAAGCCCTGGTTCTGGTCGAAGCCCGGCCCCGACAACTCATGGAACGAGGGCCGCGTGGATGACGACATCTGGTTTTGGCGCAACTGGCGGGAGAGCGGGAACCGCGTCTTCGTCTCGCCGCGCGTCGTCTTGGGCCACGGCGAATACGTCGTGACGTGGCCGGGGCAGAACCTCGGCAAGCCCGTGTTTCAATGGAC